GTATAACAACCACAAAACCTTAACTCAAGAAAAAGTATCAATGCTCCTTTAGCTTAAAAGGTTTTTCGTCCAGAATTTTATGCGAAAGTTTATGTAAGTGGTTTAAACACTATCTAATATAACATAAGTATATCTTAAGAGAAGAGCCGCGAAAGCGGCTCTTTCTTATTTTACCATATTTATAACTGTATTAAATGTTACATTATGAAAGAACCTAACCGCGTTAGAAAAAATGATATAAAATCTATAAATGCTATCCAATTAAATGAGGAGCAAAAAGAAGCAAAACGCTTAATTATAGAAAATCAAATTGTTATAGTAACAGGAAGAGCAGGTAGTGGTAAATCACTAATATGTGCTCAATCCGCTCTAGATTTCCTAAAGAAAAAACAAGTAAATTGCATATACAATACTCGTGCCGCTATTGAAGTAGGTAAGAGTTTAGGATTTTTACCTGGATCTTTAAATGATAAATTTGACCCATATATGGAAGCATTACTTGAAAATTTAATTAAATGCTGTTCAGATAAAAATGAGGTAACTAAATTAATTGAAGAAGAAAAAGTTAAAGCATTACCTATACAGTTCATACGTGGTAAAACTGTTGACGATATTTTAATTGTAGAAGAGGCTCAAAACTTAACCAAAGCAGAAATGTTAGCCATACTTACTCGTCTAGGTAAAACGGGAAAAATCGTGATAAACGGTGATAACGAGCAAACTGACATAAAAACAACTACCGGCGAAATTAACGGTTTATCTTACGTTATTGAGTTGTCTAAAAAAATAGAAGAAATAAAGTGGATTAAACTTAAAGAAAACCACCGTTCAGATCTAGTAGGTAAGATACTTGACTATGAATATGGAAAGTAATTACTTCCCCCATATTTATAATCAAAAATCATGGCGACTTTAACCTCAAAAATATATGAAAATATAACATTAAATGGAAATGATCTAGGAGCATACACTACTTACAACATTGACAATATTAATAATATTGACAATAGGACTTTAGTTTGTACTTCAGGATCATGGACATCTTTATTTTCATTTTCTTCTTCATTATATCCAACAAACGTTGGTACTTTCTCTACAAGTAGTTTTAAATATGGTAGAGTAACAAATTTATCTAGTGTTCCTGTTTTAATAAACATACAGACAGTAGACACAAATAATATAACATACAACACTGTATCAACTGTAACAACAGGAAGTTCATTTATTTTATCTTCAACAGCAGGTAGAAATAGTGGATCATTTACACCCTCCGCAACAACTTTTACATTTGATCAGTATATCTACAATATACAAGTCGCTCCATCTGCTTCAACAGCAAAAATTGAATATTACATAGCAACAACTTAAAAATATGAATATACCTATCTGGCCCGGTTCATCATCATTTGCCCCTGGAGATACTCCATTTGGGTTTTACGATTATGATCCTCAATTTCAAACAGATGCTGATAAAGTATCTAAATTTTGTGCTCAACGGTTAGGATATCCTATCCAAGAAGTTGAATTGCAAGATATAAATTTTTACACAGCGTTTGAATATGCTGTTACAACATATGGTAATGAACTTTACTCGTTCAAGGTTAGAGATAATTTATTAAATATCGAAGGTCTGGACACTAGTGTAAATTTAAATGATGCCATCATAACTCCGAATTTCGCGACGATTGTGCGTTTATCTCAACAATACGGCGAGGAAGCAGGTGTAGGAGGTAATGTTACTTGGTTTAGTGGTTCTATCCCATTAATTCCAGGAGTACAAGATTACGATATGTCAGTATGGGCATCATCTCAAAACATAACAGGCGGTATTGAAATTAAAAGAATATTTTTCCATCCCCCTCCCGCTATAAATCAACTTTATAGTCCTATGGCTTATGCTGAACTAGGAGGTGCTCCATCTGTAGGATCATATGGTTTAGGATATGGTACTACAGGTTATTTACTAGTACCAACAAGTCTTACAATACAAACAGCCCAAGCTATTGAAATGCAAAATACAGTAGCTGGACCTAACTATAGTTTTGAAATTATCAACAACAAGTTGAGAATATTTCCTATGCCTGATTATGGCAACATATATGCATACCTATCATTCCAGTATATTAAATTAGATGATAGAATAAATGACTCAATCCAACAAACTAATGGAAATAAAGTTACAAATGAATCTAATGCTCCATATTCTAACCCAACATATTCTCAAATGAATTCCATTGGTAGACAATGGGTATTTGAATATACTTTAGCTTTATCTAAAGAAATGTTAGGATATGTTAGAGGAAAATATAGTACTATCCCTATACCAGGAGATGCAGTAACATTAAATCAACAAGATTTACTTTCATCTGCTACTGAATCTAAAAATGCTTTAATTGAAAGATTACGTACATATTTTAATGAAACTTCAAATCAATCTTTACTTGAAAGAAGAGCAGCTGAATCTGAAGCACGTGTTAAAGAAATTAATTACTCACCAATGACAATTTATATAGGTTAATATGGCTTTATTTGGATCCTCGAGAGATATTAGTATGTTCAGATACGTGAACAGAGAATTGATGGGTAATATTATTACTCAACAATGTGTTTTTTATAAATGTAATATAACTAACACTACTATAAACATGTATGGAGAAGCATCAAACGGAAGATACTTTGAAGAACCAATATTATTTAATGCTTTAGTTGATATAGGTGATCAAGCTGCTCCTACAGCAAATGATATGGTAGGATTTGAATGGCCTGTAACATTTAAATTTTTAAGAGACGATCTAGTAGATGCTAATACACAACCATCTGTTGGCGACATAATAATGTGGCAAAATGCTTATTGGGAAATAGATAATGAAGTAATGTCTCAATTATTTGTAGGCAAAGACCCAGATTATCCGTTTACAGACGCTAATGGAATAAATCCATTAAATCCTAACCTACAAAACTTTGGATATAATGTTAGTGTTATTTGTACTACTCACTATGTACCTGGAGATCGTTTAGGTATTCAACCATATAGACTATAAAATATAAACCATGGCAACACAAGGAAGAAAACCAATACCTAAAACCCAAAGAGAAATAAGTGTAGACCTGCAAACACCTAAGGATGCTACTATGGGTAATCCCAATTACTCGTATGAATCTCCCCAAAACAACAGAGCACTACAAACATCTTTTGAAGGCGATACTACTAAACAATTTAGTGTAGGTATACAAGACATAGATGAAGCCATATTATTTTACTTCCAGAATGTTATCAAACCTTTTGTAATACAAAATGGAGAAAGATTACCAGTACCTATAATATATGGTTCTCCAGAAAAATGGAAGTCAATGCAAAAAGATGGGTATTATAGAGATACTGATGGTGCCCCTATGTATCCTCTTATAGTATTTAAACGTAACAATATAGAAAAAAATAGAACAATCGCTAACAAATTAGACGCTAACAACCCTAACAATTTTGGAGTGTTTACAAAAAAATATTCTCCATACGATGCTTATTCTAATTTTAATGTATTAAACAACAGAGTACCTGAAAAAACATATTATGCTACTATAATGCCTGACTACGTTACTATAACATATACATGCATTGTATTCACATATTATATTGACCAATTAAATAATATAATTGAAGCCATAAACTATGCTTCAGATGCATATTGGGGAGATCCTCAACGTTACAAATTCCAAGCACGTATAGACTCATTTAGCACTGTAAATGAATTGTCTGATAGTGCAGAACGAGCTGTTAAAAGTACATTTGATATCAAATTAAACGGATATCTTATACCTAATATAATACAGAAAGATCTTAATTCAGTTAAGAAATTTAGAGACAAATCAAAGGTAATATTCTCGGTTGAGGCTACATCTAATGATGCCATACTTAATGGTACAGTTAATGCTGATGGAACAGCTACTGCATTAAAGAAAAAAGAAGCTCAAAGAAAAGTACAGATAGACCAATCTATATCAAAAGCTACTATAATTTAATATTTATAACATATGGCTAGAGTTAGATTTTTAGATCAAGTTCCTGTAGGATTTTATGATGTTAATAATAGTAATGGAGGTACTCCTGGAGGGCCTTCAAACTCTATACAATACAATGATGGAGGAACATTTAACGGAGATATTAATCTACGATGGGATAACAATACTGACACTGTATTATTAACAGGCAGCATAATTGCTACTAGTTTTACAGGTTCATTGTTTGGTACTTCAAGTTTTGCTATAAGTGCATCTCAAGCCCAAACTGCATCATATGTTTTAAGTGCATCTTATGCTTTAAGTTCATCTCAAGCTCAAACTGCATCCTATGTTGTCACTGCTCAAACCGCTTCATATGTTTTAAATGCTGTAAGTGCATCCTATGCCTTAAGTGCGTCTCAAGCTCAAACTGCATCCTATGTTGTCACTGCTCAAACCGCTTCATATGTTTTAAATGCTGTAAGTGCATCCTATGCCTTAAGTTCATCTCAAGCTCAAACTGCATCTTATGTAAATCCATTAAATCAAGATGTAATTATTACTGGTTCATTAAATAATGGATTAAATAATATAGCTAGTGGTTTATATTCTCATGCTGAAGGGATAAGTAATTTAGCATATGGGCAAGCGTCGCATGCTGAAGGAGTAAGTACTATTGTTCAAGCATTTGCTTACGGATCTCACGCTGAAGGTCATAACACAGTTGTGTCAGCCCAAGGAGCTCATGCTGAAGGATATAATGCATATGCCCTTTCAGACTATTCCCACGCCGAGGGTTATGGTACCTTTACTTATGGAACAGCGTCTCATGCTGAAGGAGCTTATACAGAAGCTCGCGGTAATTATTCTCATGCTGAAGGAAATGGCACTATAGCATCAGCCGACTACCAACACGTACAAGGATCATATAATATAACATCATCAGTCCCATCAGCATTTATATTAGGAAATGGAAATGTATTTAATAGAAGCAATTTAATATTTGCTGCTGGAACCCAAGTACAAATCACCGGCTCATTAAATACATCCGGTTCTGTATTTTTCCCAACTCTAGTAACATCATCTACAGCCGTTAGCAATGTTGTGATGTACGGAACTAATGGTCAACTGTTTATAACAGCATCATCAGCAATAGGTGGAGGGGGAATATCTGGAGACTATGTAACTACAGCATCTTTTAACGCTTACACCGGTTCAAGTACATCTCAATTTGCAGGTACAGCATCTTTTGCTACAACAGCTTCATTTGTAATAAGTGCCTCCTATGCTTTAAGCTCATCTCAAGCCCAAACAGCATCATATGTTGTTACTGCTCAAACCGCTTCATATGTCTTAAATGCTGTAAGTGCATCTTATGCTTTAAGCGCGTCTCAAGCTGCAACATCATCTTTTGCTATAAACGCTCAAAGTGGATCTAATTTTGTTATAACAAACACTCTTTTACTAGATGGAAATTTAATGGATTCATCTTTAATAAGCCCAACAATTGCAGGATCAAATATTCTATTCACCCAAGCAACTGGTTCATATACTTCGGCTCATGGAAGATACACTGTATATAAAGGAGCCAATTCAAGAGCAGGAGAATTTGTAACCTCATGGAATGGAACAAACACATCATATTATGATAACTCAACATTAGGTACAGGTACTACAACAGACGTATCATTTACATCATCAATTGTAACTGGGCAAATCCAAATAAATGCAGAAACACTAACCTTAGGTTGGACAGTAAAAATGTTAGTCACATATTTATAATAAACAAATAGTTGGATAGGGAAAACTAAATAAACATGGCAAACGAATTTATAGCTCGCAATGGTCTTATTGCGCAAAGTAACTCAACAATAAACGGTACACTACTTGTATCTGGAAGTTTAACAATAACAGGTTCATTAAATACATCTGGTGGTGAAGGTATAACAGGATCTTTATCTGGAACAGCTTCGTTTGCTATAAGTGCTTCACAAGCTCAAACTGCGTCATTTGCTACAAGTGCATCTTTTGCAATTTCTTCTTCGAGAGCAGTAAGTTCATCTTTTGCTTTAACAGCTTCAACTACACCTCAACTATATAGAATAGTAAATGTAAATGACAGTGCAGTAGTAAGTGGATCAACAGCATTAACATTAATATACTCACAACTAATCCCAGCAAATACTTTTACTACTGGTGATATTGTTCGAATTAGTTACAGAGGACAAAAAACAGGATTTAATGGGAATTGCTTTCCATTTTTATACATAAATACAACTAGCACAGTTTCAGGTGCAACATTATTAGGCAGTTGGGCGACAACCGCAAACCCTAGGATGGAACAGATGGATAGAAAGTTATATATAAAAAATGTAACAACAAATACTGAAACATATAATACTGCCGCGAGTTCACCATACGAATACACAAATACTGCTACGTCCGCTTTTACAAACATCGCTATAAACTGGACAATAGACCAATATATAATTGGTGCAAACTCATTAGGAAGTGCTCTTGACACCTTTAAAGGTTCAAGTTTTGAAATAGAAAGAATACGAACAACATGATAATAAACAACAACACAATAACAGCAGTAAGGTTAGAAGAATGGAATAATGAAGCTTGTATGAAAATAAGCGAAACACAATGCCATGTATCAACAGACAATGGTATCATATTAATGGACACTACAATGGATTATAACGGAAGTACGTTTGATAATGCCGACGATATAATAGCATATGTAAATCAAAATATATAATTTTACTATAATTAACAATATTTATAATAAAAGTACAACATGGAAACAAAAGTTTTAACACAAGAAGAGTTACAGCAAATTAAGGACATTCAACAAGAAAAATCAATTCTAGTTGAACAATTCGGTCTTATAGAATACAGTATACAAGATCTAGAACAACAAAAACAAACACTTAATTCATCTTTATCTAATCTAAAACAAAAAGAAATTGAATTAGGAAAAACACTACAAGAAAGATATGGTGATGGTACCATAAATGTAGAAAAAGGAGAATTTACAAGTTCTCTTTAGGTTTTTGATCATCTCCATAATATTTATAATAAAACATAAATTATAAAGAACATGGCAGAAACTTTAATATCCCCCGGTGTACTCGCTCGAGAAAACGACCAGTCATTCATTACCCAAGGCCCAATTACAGTTGGAGCCGCAATTATTGGACCTACAGTAAAAGGCCCATATGAAATCCCTACTATTGTAACATCATATAGTGATTATCAAGCAAAATTTGGTACTACTTTTAATAGTGGTGGACAAGCTTACACTTACTTTACTTCAATAGCAGCTTACAACTATTTTAACAATGGTGGTGAAACATTATTAGTAGCTAGAGTAGCAAGTGGTACTTTTACCGCAGCTTCAAGTTCTACAATGCAAAGTAATACAGGTAGTGTTACAACCGCTTCTATAACTATGAGTACTGCTAATTTAGCACCATTTGTTAATCCAACTGGTTCGTTTATTGTAAACGGTATAACTATAGCTGTTACTGGAAGTACACCACCTGCTAATAACAATACTACAATATTTGTAGCATCAGGTTCAAGTGTACCTAATACAATAACAGCAATTGTAACAGCTTTTAATGCTAGTTCTTCAGTATCACCTTACTCTACATCACTTCAACATATTATAGCAGCACCATCTGGTTCTCCTGCAACTGGATTATTTTTTAATGCTTCTTCTTCAATATCAGGATTTGCTGTAACTCTTCTTGTGTTAAAACTTTTGTTTCCATGTTGTACTTTTATTATAAATATTGTTAATTATAGTAAAATTATATATTTTGATTTACATATGCTATTATAT